CAGGCCGATACGCTCGATCAGGCCGGCACGGAAGCCGTTGCGCACCGACTCGCCCTTGCGCGCGTACTTGGCTGAGCCGCCGTTGCAGCCTTTGCACTGGAGCCAGATGTTGTTCTCTTCCAGGCGCAGTTCAGGCCTGGCACCTTTGCTCAGATAGTGGCCACCGTCCCAGGCGCCGCCTGTTTTCCAGCCTTGAGCGGCCTCGATCTCTGCCTGACTCTTGCCGCAACTGATGCAGCCGCTACCGATCGAAAGCTCATAAACCCGGCGGTACGCCTGCACCGCGCTGGTGGCCTCCTGAACGAAATCGCCATGGCTCTTCAGCTTCTCCCGGCGCTCGCCGATCTCGCGCCGCTCCCGCTGATCAATGGCCATGCGCGCCTTCTTCTGGTTGGCAGGCTGATCAGCGATCGCCAGGCCGCACTGCCAGCAGCAGACCTTCTGGCCGATCTTGGGCGTGAATTTCACGTCACAGGCCGGGTTGTCGCACTTGCGCTGGCGATGCTTGCGCTCAGCAATGCCGCTGGCCTTGGCCTTCAGTGGCGTCTTGCGCTTCAGCTCTGTTCTCTTCACGCTGGCACCACTCCGAACATCGTCGCCTTCACAAGATCAAGCGATTGCTCTTCTGTAAAACCTTGTTGGACGTATGCCAGGTAGATAGCCCGGTTAACCTCTGCCACCAGCTGGTAGTGCTCGATAACGACGGGCAAATTCCTGCGCAACGCCTCTACTGCACCCTTGATATCGTCTTGCTTGCTTGGTAGTTCGCGAATGTTGTCTGTCACGCTGGCACCTCGCTGGACTTCTCGCGCTCAGGGGTGAAGTCGCCGCGCAGCGGAATCAGGTGGCGCTCGGCGACGATGGCGCGCAGGCAATCCCGCTCGACCACCCACATGGGATTGCGCAGGCGGTAAGTGACACCGTGCAAGGTGAACTCTTCCCCTCGCTCGCCGCGCGCCAGCAGTTCAAATTGGCTGCCAGCCTCGATAACTGGAGTGCCGCCGGCAAAGGCCAGCGTGCTACGGGTGGTAACGGCGATGTCGCCTGGTCTGAACTGGCTCACTGCTCACGCTCCCCAGGCATCAGGCCGGTCATGTTCTCGATCGCTTCCTCGGTAAGGCCTGGCCAGTAGTTGGCGATCAGGTGCTGGCAGATGCCCCGCCAGAATTCCTTGAAGCGCTCTTCGGTCATGTAGTCGAAACTGATCGACTCCGGTATCAGGCGCGTAACACGCCCCAGGTCTGGGATGTTGAACGCCTCATAGGTGCAGCACACGCCGGCGTCTAGCTGCAGTTTCTTGATGGTGGTGTGGGCGTCGAGGCCCTGGAACTTGTCGACCTGCTCGGCGACCACCCGGCCGAGGGCGTGCACCAGCCTATGAAACTTAACGTTGCGCGCCTGCTTGATCTCGCAGCGCACCTGATCGTTAATCCGATACTCGCGCTCTTTGCACAGGAATCGGTCGATGCTGCTGTCGGCCACCAGGGCCTTTAGCACCTCACCTGTTTCCTGATCGACTACGGCGCGCCAGCGCATGTATATCGGGCGCTGGGCACGCGCCTGGCGCTTCTTCTTGGCCTCTGGTGTCTCAGCCTTTGGTGTTGTGGCTGTGGCTGCCTTACCCATGGCGCACCCCCTGCTGGTCTGTGTTCAGGGCCGGCTGGTCCCAGCCATAGGCACGGTTGAAGCACAGGGCGCACATGCGCATGTACGAGGCGCCGACGGCACTCACCGGCTCGACCTGGCCGCGAATGTCATAGAAGCGATCGCCAATCTTGGTGATGACGTGGTCGCTGTCGTACCAGGGTTCGGCATCAGGGAATGCCTGTTTCAGCAGCAGATAGACCCTGAAACAGCCCCCATTCAGGCCGTAGCGGGACATATCCGGGTGCACGTCGCGCAGGGCAGCGAGGAATGCGAGTACGTCAGCCATTGGCGCCACCCTCGGCCATCGCCCTGTCGATAGAGTGATCCACGTCCGACTGACGGAAGCGCACGCCAGTCATCCAGATCGGGGTACTCAGGTAGAAGGGATGTGCGTTTTCGCTCTTGTCGCGTAGCCACAGATAACGCTCTGAGTTCGCACGCAACCTGACGTTTTCTTCCAGCAGCGACAGGATCTCCTGAGGCTCGGTCAGACGCCGGTACTCTTCCTGCTGCGCGGGGAAAAGCGCGGCCTGCTCTTCGGTGAAGTCTTCGCCGTGCGCATCACGGAGCATGATCAACGCCAGTTCGTGCAGGCGCTTTTGCTGTTCTGCGTTCACTGGGTCACCTCCTGCACCAGGGCGATGATGCTTTCCACGCCCTTGGCGAAGCTGGCGGGCTTGCACTGCATGCACTGACGTAAACGGTCGGCAAGTTGCGAGCGGCCATCCTGCAGCTCGAGCAGCAGGCGACCATCACGCACGATATCCAGCGCGTGCTTGCGGCCTTCCAGCCAGCCGACGCGGTCGAAGTGGCCTTTCTGGGGGATTGGCAGATGGGTGAGCATGTTCACTTGGCACCAGCCTTGCCGATCTCAGCAGCAGCTCGGACGCTTGCCATGCGACGAGCCTTATCCCGATCGCCGCTGTGCTTGCTGAATGCCTCAAAACACGCGATACCATCGACGCGCTCGCTAAGCACACCAAACTCGGTAACGTCGATGCTGAGCCTGCACGCCACTTCAAGTCGCGCGCATTGCCCGTCGTCAGTCAGCGGAGTCCACGCGGATGCACCGTCAATGCTCGGCACATACCCCAACCCGCCATTAAGCCAACGCAGCCGGTATCCAGCACCGCGCGCGGCCTGTTCCGTCAGTTCAGTCACATTCATCACCGCACACCTCCCCGGCCGATCACGGCCAAACGCCCGTCGGCCACCAGCACACGGCGCTGGCCACGGATCAGAATCAGCTGGTCACCCTCACGCGCTACGCAGTAGTTGCGCGAGAGCAGGAAATCGACGGAATCCCGCAGATCGCTCTGCAGGCGGCGCTCAAGTTTCATGTGCGGCTCCTTTCTTGGTCTGGCCAAGGCGTTTGGATTCGCTGATCAATTCCCCGACCGACTTGCCCGCGCGAGTGATGGCCAGCCGGCCACCAGCGCCCTTCTGCAGCACAGCCAGGCATGCTTTGCGATCGCCGATCAGCAGCGGATCTGGCGCCTTGAAACGCCCGCCGCTCTCGGCCTCGGAAATCCCGATCAAGTGTTTCGGGTAGTCATCACCCACCCCGCCAGCGATCACGAAAGCCCGGTACCGCCGCGCAAACTCCAGCCCCTGGAACTTGTAATCTTCCTCAGAATTCGCGGTGCAGAGCTTCACCCAGCCCCCCATGTCATCCAGCACGCGATGCACAATCGGGTCATCGAACACCACGGACTGATACGGCCCAACGCGACGCACAGTCTTGTCGACTCGACTCCATGCCAGCATTCCCTGGTCCTGGCTGGTACCGTCGATCAGCCGCACCACATCGGCCGGCTTCGGCGCAAACTGGCCGCTGTCCGGGTTCTGCACATGGGCGTTCAGCCCTCGGCGCACCGACTCAATGTCGTAACCCGCCAGAGCATCGAAGAACACGTCGACGAAACCGGTGGTGATCTGCTTGCTGTAAACGCTCATGACCTTGGCGAGCATCGCGGCCAGCGCTACCTTGTCTTCAGCTTTCACGGACGTAGTCCCCTTCGATTACCGGGTCGTCTTCTCGCAGGAAATCCTGCACACCACCGCCGCCTTGCTGCCTCTGCAGTTGACGAACCACCTCGTTGTTCGCGTCTTCGAGCTGCTGCTGCCGGTTCATCGACCCGCCGCGGCGCGCCTGTTTCTCCAGCAAATCGGCCTGAGCTTTCCGCATCCAGCGCTGCCAGGTCGCAGTCCAGTCGGCCATTGGCTTGCCGTTGCCTTTCCAGTAGTCGAGGAACTGTTCCAGCTCCCAATCCAGATTCACGTCGGGCACCTTCTCCCTGGCCCACTCCAGCATTGCCGTGGTCATCAGGAACGGCAGCGGCAGCGGCTTCTTCGGCTTGGCGCGTGCGCCTTTCGATTCAGCCGTCGCAGCCGGATTCTTCGCCGGCTGTCCCTGTGACGGGTCACCAGGGGGGCTAAAGGGGGTATTACTCTTGTCTTCTCTAGTCTTATCTGGTGTGACTTCGGCGTGACTCTCGTCGCGCGTCACGTCGCCACCGTCGCGCGTCACGCTGTCGTCACGCTCATTTTGTGACGACTGTTGCGCTGCTTTTTTGCGAGCCCGATACGCTGCACTCCGCGCAGCACTAGAGCTCTGTCGCCTTCCAGTCGAGTCACGGAGCAGCGGCTGCCGCTCGTCCCAACTGGCCAACCTGCCGCCAACGATCAACCCGCGATCAGTCAGCGCAGCGACAACAGCAGCTGTCTTTCCGTCGCCAAAACCGAGCAAAACATCGTGATCGTCACAGTCAAAACTGGTCACGTCACCGCGCGACACTCGAACCGTTTCCGTCACGCCTTCGTCACGCCCGTCACGCTCTGCGTCACGCACCGTCACGCTCACGTCACACTCAGGAACCGCACTCGCGCACTCAAGCAGGCATGCCCACACCGCCAGCACTTCGCCAACGGAAGCACCTGACATGCGCGCAACGCGCTGAAACTTCGGGTCAGTAACTGTCCCGTGCCACCACCGGAGCCAATCCATCGTTAATGCGAAGCCTCGGCAGCTAGGAACTCGGTAACGATCTGCGTCACCGCCTGTTCGGTTGTGATGCCCTTGCTGCGCGCGTAGTGCTCAAGCCGAGTGCGCTGGATAGCGGACATTTCGGCGAGGTAGCACGCGCTTTCTTCAGCAATCTGCTGTGGTTGCGGCTGCCCAAACTCTTGGCTGCTCATGCTCACGCAACCTGAAAAATGTCTGGGCGTAGATCAAAGGCTGAGACGGCGCCGCCGCACGCATCGACAACCGCGCGAACCCTGTGAGCGGGAACGCCACGTGTTTTCCACTGGGTAATTGCCATGGGTGTCACGCCAACCTTTTCGGCCAGCGCCTTGGCTGACCCAACCGCCTCGATAGCGGTTTCAAGAGGTGTCTTTTTCATAAACGGATCGCCAGCTCTCTCATAAACACAAATCAACGATACGTTTATTTATGTATTTGCACAAGCGGCGTAAACTCTTTGTTTATGGAAAAAGAACATTCAGGCATACGCCTACGCTCCCTACTCGAAGAGAGAGGGATCACGTTTGTAGACTTTGCGAGCTCCCTCGGCCTGCCCGCCCCGCAGAACATCCACAACTGGTGGACTCGCGGCGTGCCGAAAGGGAAGGTGCGACAGGTCTGCGCACTCTTAAACGTCAGCCAGGAATGGCTGGAGGATGGCGTGCTGCCAGTTGAAAGCAGCTCTCCAGTTCGCCAGATAACCGCAGAAGCGGTCATGAATGGCCCGATAGAGGCCTGGGACGACGATACCCCACTGCCGGATGACGAAGTCCTAGTGCCGTTTCTCAAGGAAGTAGAACTTGCCGCAGGGAGCGGGTGCATGTCCGTTGAAGTCAACACGAAGAGAAGGCTGCGCTTTGGAAAGTACAGCCTGAAAAACCAAGGCGTCGATCCAGCAAATGCGCGCTGCGTCACCATCACCGGCAACAGCATGGAGCCTGTGCTACGCAACGGAGCGACCGTCGGCGTGGACGTTGGCAATACCCGCATCATCGATGGCGACCTATACGCCATCAACCACGGCGGTCAACTACGCGTTAAACAGGCCTACCGGCTCCCCGGTGGCGGCCTGCGCCTTCGTAGTTTCAATCGTGACGAACACCCGGACGAGGAGTACTCCCTCGCCGACATAGAGCGACATGAAATTACCGTGATCGGGCGCGTTTTCTGGGGGGCGATGTTCTTCTAGCAACCTAATGCACCATGGAAATTAGGCATATTCAGAGGTAGGCCAATGGCAGGGAATAAGATGCTGGAAGAGCGTATGCGCCTGGTAACACCGCATACGTACAACGCGCTGACGCAATTGGTTATGGCCCTTGCCGGAGCAGCAAAAAATCTTGGCAAGAAAACATGGTTTGGCCGTGACAAAGGCGTAATTGCCTACGAAAAGCTAATTGATAAGCTCCGCCACACTGTAACCGCCATGACACTAGATGGAGTGGTCAAGCCTGCGACACCTGCACCAGAACTGGTAGACAAGATCGTCGAAGGCTTGGAATTTTTCAGCCAGGCACACCCCAACTGGCAAGACGCCTACCAGTTCGCCAGCTACTTCTTCATAGAAGAACGTGACAACGCAATTGCCATCCTTGATCGCATGAGATAAGCGAGATCACCATAAGCCATGAAATGGCTTCGGTTCTTCGATGCACTCGCCAGGGGCGACAAAGGGGCGATCAGGTGGCTGCTACTGTGGATCGCTATCGTGGTCACTCTTGCCCTGGTGCTGAACCTTGCGCGCTAGCATCCAGATTGATCAGTTCACTTTCCCAAGAGAGGCAGCGGTCAATCGCCACAGCTAGCCGATCCTTTAGTGCGTTCAGATCCTCTGTTTCATCAACCAGACGCTGCAGATTGCGCAGCGTGCCGAATACACGTTCTTTGGGGGTCATGTTATCCATGGTTGGTCGTCCTGATATCAGAGTTTATGTCGCTGGCCTTTAGCCTCTGCCCTCAGTTGTTCCATCAATCGCAAGTGGCAGGCTTTTAGCCGCCGATCAAGGAGAAATGCATTGGCAAGACTCCAGAGCATAGTCAGCAAGGCTGTCATATCAGCCAACCGCATCATCGCCTTCCCAGTGTTACTTGTAATGAGGGCGTTTTCGGCGATCGGTATCACAAGCGCGATTACCAGGGCGGCTGCAACGGCTATCCGAAGGGATCGACTGATTCTAGCCTCAATCACTCTGGTTTCCCTTGAGCTGTGCTTTTTGTTCATTGTGATGATCCTGACTTCGTTAGGCCTCAGCAGCGCCAAAACAGGGATGGATGTGATGATTATTGCCATGAGGATGGTTCTGATAGCCCTCGCGGCAGCTTCAATGATTTTTTTCAGGTACACCAAGGTCGACCTGAAGCACCGAGAAAGCGCTGAGAAACGCAGCATCGCCAGATCTCGACGCAACAAGTGACACTCATTACCTAGAAGCCCGGCCCAGCGCCGGGCTTTTTCGTTTCTACCGACCAGATCGGCCGGCCTTGATCATGTCACAAATAAACAAAATAAACATTTGGTGTTGACGCACAAATAAACACGATGTTTAATTGCCTCCAAGCAAAGCCGAAAGGCCACCACACGGAGGCAAGCCATGTATCTGCATCCCAACCTGATCAACAGCGCCAACCCGCTGCCGTATCCGGGCCTTCCGGAGCGTGAAGAAACCCGCAAGCGTGCCCTTGCAGTTATGCAGCGCCAGGTGCTGAACGAGCTGCAACTTGGCGAACCGAAGCTGTGCCACGCCTTCGCCCAGTTCTGCGCTGATCGTTTCGATGAAGCCACCAGCTATGCGCTGTGTGTCTCCCGCATCGTTGGCGAGAAGGCAGAACAGAAGCAGGCCGACAAGCTGGTCACCGAGCACGTCGAGAAGTGCCGCCCGCTGTTCGTGGACGAGGAAGTCGAGCGCCGCATCATCGGCGCGAAGTACGAAGCACTGGGGCTGCCGCAATGATCCGCGCCAACAACTGGCGCCGGAACCTCGACCCGCGCGATCCCAACTACCTCGACCCGCTCACCGATGAAGAGCTGGCCGAGCAAGAGGATGACGAAACCTGGATGGCCGAGTGCCGCGAGCAGGATGCAGAGGTGGCTTATGTCTAAGACCTCTCACGCCATGATCCAGCGCGCTATCGCCCAGCGGGCGCAGATGGAAGGCCAGCCGATTCTGCTGCAGGCGGTCACCAAGGCTTACGCCGACGGAATGATCGAACTGGCCTACGCCGAAGGCCTGATCACCGATGCCGAGCACGACGACTACCGCAAGCGGTTGGCAGCTATCGGCAATCGCCAGGCGGTGCCCCATGGCTAGCCCATTCACAGGTCGCTGCTTTGCCGAGGCATTCGCCTGCGCCACTGCGGCCGGCGTCACCGATATCCGCCAGATCAAGCGAACCGTCCGCCGTCGCGGCATGTGGTTCATCACCTGCGAGGTGCCGGCATGAGTCGTTTCACGAAAGACACCCTGCGCGCCGCAGCTGTGTGGCTCGCCATCTGGGGCGCCTGCATGGCAGCAGCCCTGATCAAGTACGGAGTACCGCCCGCATGACAACAACAGCCACAGCACAGGCCGCAACAGAGGACCGCCTGATTCGTTTGCCGGAAGTGATCAAGGCCACCGGCCTTTCGAAGTCGACGATCCGTCGGCTGTGCCTGGAGAAGAAGTTTCCGGCCAAGCGAAAGCTGATGGGCGACGGCCCGAAAGACCCCGTCGCCTGGTCAGCCAACGAAGTGCAGGCCTGGATCGATCAACGCAAGAACCCCGCCAACGACGGCGAAGAACAGTAGGACGGCAACCATGGAACAAACCAACAAGATGGCGATGCTCTATGCCGCCCTCGCAAGCGCTCAGGCCGAGTACTCCCCTCTGGCCAAGAACCGCACCGTCAAGATTCGCACCCGCACCAACGGCGAGTATGAGTTTCGCTACGCCGATCTCGAGGCAGTGTTCAGCAGCACCAGGCCTGCGCTTACCAAGCACGGCATCAGCTTCATCCAGACCATTCAGCCTGCAAACGGCCACAGCTCGCTGATCACCATGCTCGCCCACAAAGACGGCGGCGTCCTGACCTCTGAGATTGAATTCAGCATGCCCCAAAGCGGCGATATCAAGGATTTCGGCGCGCACCTCACCTACCTGCGCCGCTACGCAGCGACCGCCCTTCTCGGCGTTGCAGCTGATGACGACCTTGATCAGAACGGCGAAGGCGCCGGCGAAGGCGATCGGAAGCCAGCAGTCCAGCAATCGCAGAACGATCCTGCGCCGGAGAAAACCCCCGCCGGCAAGCCCGCCTATTCCGACAAGAAGCTGCAGGAAATGCTGCCGAAATGGCGCGACCTGATCGCTTCCGGACAGAAGACCGCTGCTCGAATTATTTCCACCGTCAGCAGCAGCAACACCCTCTCTGAAGACCAGATCGCACAGATCCGTGCGCTCGAGACCGAGGAAGCACAAGCATGAAAATCCATGACGTAACCCAAGGCTCGCTCGAGTGGCACGTACTGCGCGGCAGCCATTTCACCGCCAGTGAAGCGCCGGCCATGATGGGCGCCTCCAAGTACATGACCCGCGCCGAACTGCTGCGCCAGAAGAAAACCGGCCTCGCCCCTGACGTGAGCGCTGCCAAGCAAGAACTGTTCGACCGCGGCCACGCAGCCGAAGAAGCGGCGCGCGAGATCCTGGCCGCCCGCATCGGCGAAGACCTCTACCCGGTCACCTGCTCCCGCGACAACCTGCTGGCCAGCCTCGACGGCATGGACATGGCAGAGAAAGTGCTCTTCGAGCACAAGCTGTGGAACGAGAAGCTGGCCGCCCAGGTGCGCGCCGAGCAGCTCGAAGCGCACTACTATTGGCAGTTGGAACAGCAACTGCTGGTCACCGGCGCCGAGAAGGTCATCTTCGTCTGCTCCGACGGCACCGAAAACAACTTCGTGTCCATGGAGTACTACCCGGTACCAGGCCGCGCCGAAGCGCTGGCCGCTGGCTGGAAACAGTTCGCTGCCGACCTCGAAGATCAGGAAGCCCCAGCCGCAAAGCCGGTCGAGAAGATCGGTCGTGCACCGGAAATGCTGCCAGCGATCCACGTCGAAGTCACCGGCATGGTCAAGCACTCCAACCTTGACCAGTTCCGCGCCATGGCCATGGAAGCGATCAGCAACATCAACACCGACCTGCAGGACGATCAGGACTTCGCCGACGCCGAGAAGACTGTGAAGTGGTGCACCGACGTTGAGACTCGCCTGTCCGCCACCAAGAGCCACATCATGGGCCAGGCCCAGGATATCGACGCTGTTATCCGCACCCTTGACGAGGTGAACGAGGAAGCGCGCCAGGTTCGCCTGCGCCTCGAACGCCTGGTCAAGAACCGCAAGCAAGAGATCCGCGACAAGATCGTGCTGGACGCCAACGAGGCATTCCGCAAACACATCGCCGACCTCGAAGCCAGCTTCGGCGGCAAGATTCGCATGCCTGCCGTAGGCATCGACGTGGCCGGCGCCATCAAAGGCAAGAAGACCATCACCAGCCTGCGCGACTCAGCCGACGCCGAACTGGCGCGCGCCAAAGTCGACGCCAGCACCATTGCCACCGGCATCACCCACAACCTGACCACCCTGCGCGATCAGGCCGCTGGCTTCGAGTTCCTGTTCCACGACGCTCAGCAGCTGGTGCTCAAGGCCAGTGAAGACCTGCAGGCGGTGATCAGCAACCGCATCAACGAACACAAGCAGGCCGAGCAGCTTCGCCAGGATCAGGAGCGCGAGCGCATCCGCCAGGAAGAAGTGCAGAAGATCGAAGCCGAGCAGTTGGCCAAGCAGCAGGCAGCGGCCCAGCCCGCCGAGCCAGCGCCGATCGCTGCAGTCGCAGAGCCAGCAGCAGTTCAGCCGGTCAAGCAACAGGCCCCGGCCGACGACGGCCAGCGCATCAAGCTCGGCGATATCAACAGCACCCTCGGTTTCACCGTAACTGCCGAGTTCCTGCGCTCGCTCGGGTTCGATGCCGTTGATCGCAAGGGCAATGCGGTTCTGTACCGCTCCAGCGACTGGCCGCGCATCTGCGGCGCCCTGGTGCAACACATCAACAGCGTAGCGACCCAGAAAGCCGCCGCCTAACCAATCCCTGATTCACCGACCGCGCCGGCCTATCCGGCGTGGGTTGGGGTTCCTACACCCTGGAGTCACCGAAATGACCATGAAAGCCAACGTATTCGACTTCGAAACGTCCGGTATGCCGGCCTGGAAAGATCCGAGCGATGCCGAACATCAGCCCCATATCGTCGAGGTCGCAGCGCTGCTGTATGACGCCGCCGGCAACATCATCGACCGCTACCAGGCGATCGTCCGCCCGGCCGGCTGGGAAATCACCCCGGAAATTACCGCCATCCATGGCATCAGCCATGAGCAGGCCATGGACGAGGGTATTCCGGAGATCGAGGCCCTGGACGGGTTCCTGGCCATCCACACCCAGGCAGCAATCCGCGCCGCCCACAACGCCACCTTCGACGACCGTATCGCGCGCATCGCCATCGCCCGCTACCACGGCAAGGATCTGGCCGACGCCTTCAAGGAATCCACCACCAAGGTCTGCACCTGCTACGAGTCGCGTCCGGTGCTGAACCTGCCAGGCAAGAAGCTGCCCACCCTGGCCGAGGCCTACAAGCACTTCACTGGCGAAGACCTGGTGGAAGCCCACCGCGCAATGCCCGACGCCCTTGCGTGCGCCCGCGTGTACTTCGCCCTGATGGGCGTGGCCATGCCTGCATTCGCCTGACCAACAGGAGCCCCGGCCATGGAACACATGCACAACGAAACAACACTCAACCTGCCGACCCTGTCATCCAAGGATGCAGCTCGTCAGTGGCTCGCTGACAAGCTGGCTGAGTACCAGTCCGGGGCCGAGCAGGTAACCGAGTCGCCGATCGAGAAGCGCCCACTGGTCAGCGGCCAGTGGCGCTCTCCCGACATGACGATCATCACCGACGCCCGTCGCCATGAGCAGGCCGCCAAGGCCCATCGCAAGGCAGGCGGTCGCCCACTTGGCTCTGTCGTTGAAGACAGCCCCGCACTGATCGAGCGCGCCCGCGCAATGGCCGGCATTGGCATCGCCAAGTCTACCGCCGCCAAACGCCTGGAGATCGGCACCACTCGCCTCGAGCGTCTGGCCGAGCAGAACGGCATCCAGCAGTACAAAAAATCCCCTAAAGCCGCCTGAGGATCACACGATGAACCTGATCAAGTGTGCAACCGTATATCGCGCTGACCTTCCTGAAGCTGCAGCGCTTGCCGAACACCTGGCAGAAGTGCCGTTCACTCCTGTACTTGAAAGCCACATTTCGTCTAGCGGCTTCATCCAGAACCCGGCTACTGAGCAACTGGTAACCGAGTTTCCTGGCGGTTTCTCTTTCCGCCTGCGCCGGGATATCAAGCCGATATCGGCCAAAGCAGTCGACCTGGCACTTGCTGACCAGATTTCGGCAAAGGCCAAGGAACTCGACCGCGACCTGACTAAGGAAGAGGTCGACCAGTTGAAGACAACGATCTTTGACGAGGCGATCAAATCCACTCTTCCTGAGCGCACCGAGCTCAATGCGTTCTATCACATCGACAGTCGCACCCTGATCCTGCCCACCAGTAACAAGCACTTGGCCAACGCCCTGTTGATCAAGCTGCTGGATGCGGTGGAATCAGTGGAAACCCGCACCATCCACGTCAGTGAAGTGAAAGGCGGCCTCACCGCTCGCCTACGCGATCACTTCGAGGACGAGGACAAGAAGTCTTTTCACGGCTTCGCTATCGGTGACTCGGTGGTGATGAAGGGTGACAAGGGCCGCGCCAGTTTCGATCTCGACAACCTCGACAATGCCAAACAGGGTGTGCTGGAAGCCCTGGCGAGCAACATGCAGGTTGAACGCCTGGAGCTCTGCCACGCCGATGCAGTGAACTTCAAGCTGACCAAAGACTTCCAGCTTCGCAGCATCACCTACCTCGCCAGCGATCAGGACGAAGAACAGGACTTCGACACTTACGGCGAACTCTGGGGACATACCGCAAGCGTCCAACTGCTGCTTCTGTCGGCCACTGTTCAGGCTCTCTGTGACCTGTTCGGGTATCAGGAAAAGCCGCTCGATGATGGCGAGAAAGAGAAGACCGGCAGCCAGCAGGATCTGCCGCTGGAGGATGACTCTCTCTACGATGCCGCCGTCGAGTTCGTTCGCGAGAGCGGCCGGGCCAGCATTTCAGCCGTACAGCGCAAGCTGAAGATCGGCTACAACCGCGCCGCCCGCATGATCGAAACCATGGAACAGCGTGGCGTGGTCACCGCCATGAACAGCAACGGTTCGCGCGAGGTAATCCGCCATGGGTAACTCTCGCACCGCTGACAAGTTCGTAGTCCGCATGCCTGATGGCGTTCGCTCTCGCGTAGAAGCCGCCGCCGACCTCGACCACACCAGCATGAACACCTTCGTGGTCCAGGCGATCGAGGAAAAGCTGGCTCGCGCCAAGCGCCAGGAACTTCTACTGGATGCCCTGGAGTTGGTTGCTTTCGGTAATGACGGTGGCCAGGTGCAAATGGCTCCCCGCCTGATCGGCTGGCGTACCGCCGACTATCTGGAAGAGACGAACGACCACAAAGTCGCCAGCAACTGGGCGTCTGCTGTCGCAGTCCTGCCGATCTTCGAAGGCGACACCATCACCAAGCTGCCGCATGTCCCTGTGGAGACTTCGGCATGACCGTCTGCTACGAGAAGTTCCTGCAGCAGAAGGTGCGCCTGGCTGAGCCGCAAGGCTTCGAGGTCGACCAGTCTGCCTTCCATGAACTGCTCAAGCCCCACCAGCGCGCCATAGCTGCATGGATGGTTCGCCAGGGCCGCGCGGCGTGCTTCGCCGCGTTCGGCCTGGGTAAGTCGATGATCCAGCTGGAAGTGGTGCGCGTCACCCGCCAGTTGGCCGGCGGCTATGCGCTGATCACCCTACCGCTCGGCGTGCGCCAGGAGTTCGTCCGCGACGCCGCCAAGCTGGGTATTACGGTGAAGTTCATCCGCCGCTTCGAAGAGGTGGAGGACGAGCAGACCATCTACCTGACCAACTACGAGACAGTCCGCGACGGCAAGCTAGATCCTCGCCTGTTCAGCGTGGCCAGCCTCGACGAGGCGAGCTGCCTGCGCGGCTTCGGTGGGTCGAAGACCTTCCGAGAGTTCATGGCGCTGTTCGCCGGCGACGATCGCGCCAACGGCGTCCGCACCGAAGGTGTCCGGTACCGGTACGTGGCCACGGCCACACCGAGCCCGAACGAATACATCGAAATGCTCGCCTACTCGGCCTTCCTGGGCGTGATGGATGTTGGCCAGGCCAAGACCCGGTTCTTCA